TAATGAAACCGATACTACTTTCATAATGAGGTGGGATACTTAGTATATGTATAATAAAAATAAATAAAAATGTCAGCACAAAACAAAACAACTTTAAAATCTTATTTTCAAACGGGAAATGCCCCTACAGAAGCACAATTCGTACATCTTATTGATAGTCCATTAAATAGAACAGACGGTGGAATAGTATCAGGAGATACTACATTTAATGGTAACACTACAATAAATGGTATTGATTTAACACCAAATGATATTGGAACAACATTATTAGGATTAAATCCAACATGGATTCAAAACTTTGGTGGTGCTACATTAGCAGCTGGAGATCATACTACTGATACACATATGTTAGATGTATTAACACCAACAAATACGTTACTTAGAATGGCTTTAGCATTAAAAAAAGTAGCAAGCCAAGGTACTGTAGTAACAGCAGCACAAGCAGGACAAATATTTGGTTTAACATCTGGCACAGGAGCTCTTTTTAATATGGATGGTATTACAGCAACAGATACCAATCTTATACCACCAACATTAAAAGTAAATACAGTATCAGGTACTACAGCTGCAAACTTAACACTAGATGATTCAGCAACTGATTTAGCATCAGACCAAGATATGTCTATGATATTATTCAATGATTATATAATTGAAGCAGGACATGTTTTAACTATTGCTACTCACGGAAATAACGAACATAAAGCTTCAGCTTGTGAATTTGTTGTGTCAGGTGCGGGTACTGATGTTATGGATAGAATGAGTGCTACCACAGATGGTCATCAAGATATTATCTTAACAGCTTCAGCTGCAGACACTACTATCTTAGCAGGTTCATATATCTACTTAAATGCGGGTGCTGATTCAGATGAATTAACTATCAAAGGATGCTTTAGAACAACTGGTGGTACAATAGCAGTTACTTACGCAGCATAATAATAAAATATTTCTTAAAAAGACCTTGGTTTTCCAGGGTCTTTTTTTTACAATGGTATTATGCAATGGTACTATCAAAACAATCAAATTAACGAAATCGCTGACCTTCCAGAAGGTGCATTTGGTTTCATTTATCAAACAACTCATACTCCAACAGGAAAAAAGTATATTGGTAAAAAATCTTTAATTTACAATTTAAAGAAAAAATTAGGTAAAAAAGAAAAAGCCCTATATGAAGGTAAAGGTCGCCCACCAACATTCAAAAGAGTGTTAAAAGAGAGTGATTGGAAAACTTACTATGGTTCACACTCTTTTATTAAAGATGCAAACAAAGAAGACCTAACAAGAACAATCCTACAAATAGCTTACAACAAAAAAGAACTAACATATTTAGAATGTAAATATCAATTTATATCAGAGGTTTTAGAAGATAAAAAATACCTTAATGATAATATATTAGGTAAGTTTTATGACAGAGATTTTAGATGAAAGAAGATTTATTAAAACAATTACTCGAATCGATTTTAGGAAGAAGTAAATCTGCTCGAGGTGGAGACGAAGCTGTCTTTACATGTCCTTCTTGTAATCATCATAAGAAAAAACTTACATTCAATTTATCATCTCAAAAATTTCAATGTTGGGTTTGTAATTATAAAGGCCATAGAGCATTTCAATTACTTAAAAAAGCTAATGCATCAGGAGCTGTATTCGGTGCTTTAAAAGAAATAGACCAACAGTATAATTTTAAAACACAAACAAAACAAAAAATTGATATTAATACTTTAACTTTACCCAAAGAAGTTACACCTATAATATCAAGTTCTGCAATTTTATCAAAACATGCATTACATTATTTAGATCAAAGAGGAATCACTCCACAAGATGTTATTAAGTATGATTTACATTATTGTGAACAAGGACCATTAAGAAATATGGTTGTAATACCTTCATATGATAAAGATGGTTTTTTAAATTATTATGTAGGTCGTTCATTTGATAAAAACGCGTATATTAAACATAAGTTAGCTTCCAGTACCAAGGACATAATTGGGTTTGAAATGTATATAAACTGGGATTTACCCGTGATTTTATGCGAAGGTGCATTCGATGCAATGGCTATTAAACGTAATGCAATTCCTTTATTTGGAAAAAAATTATCTACAACTTTAATGACAAAAATTATTAAATCTAATGTAAAAAAAATATATCTTGCATTAGATGAAGACGCTTTAAAAGACGCTTTTAACCACGCTGAAACTTTTTTATCTTATGGAAAAAAAGTTTATCTTATAGAAATGGGGGATAAAGATCCATCCGAACTTGGTTTTAAAAATTTTACAAAACTACTTCATAACGCAATAGAACTTACTACCTCTACACTAATGAAAAAGAGGTTAGCCTTGTTATAAAGGTTTATATTTATAACAAACTATATAGTTAATGTCAAAAATTGCACTTTTACCTGGCGGGTTTAAGCCTCCTCACGTAGGTCATTATAATATGGCTAAATGGCTAGCTGCTAACACTAAAGCAACTGTTTTAGTTAGAGTAGGGGCTAAAGAAAGAGAGGGCATCACAAGAGAAATATCTCTTAAATTATGGGAACTTTATACCCAAAATGATAACAATATTATAGTAAAACCTTCAGTATCAAATTCACCAGTAAGAGATATTTATGATTTTGTAGAACAAGAAGCACCAGAAGGATCTACAGTTTTTTTGGGGATGGGTAAAAAAGATATAAATGATAAACGTTTTGCTGGTATAGGTAAGTTTGCTGAACCTAAAGGAATTAAATTTGAAACAGTTTTAGTACCCCCACAAGGAGGAGGGGTATCAGGAACACAAATGAGAGAATTCATTAAAAATAATGATAAAGATTCCTTTCAAAAATATATACCTAACCATATAAATAAAGAGGAAGCTTGGGATATAGTAAAATCATTAAATGATGATTTTTATGATCCAAGAAATAAATACTATGATTTCGCTAAAAGTAGCGAATGGAAAGCAGGAATGCCTGATGGTCCTAAAGATGATATTCCTAGAAAAGGAGACCAAATACATAATAGACAAACAGCTCCTGTTAGTTGGGAAGAATCAGTAAAAGAAAACACACAATATGAATCTAGAGGAAATAAACCAGAACTTCACATATATGATTTTGATGAAACTATAGCAAGAGTAGAAACACCTATACCTTATACAGTAGAATCCCCAGAAGGAAAAATGTTAGAAAAAGGAGAAACTACATCTATAGAATTTGAAGAAAAAAAAGATAAATTAAAAGATTCATATGATGAAGGAATTAAAATAAACTGGGATTTTAAAGCTTTTGCAAGTATGATAGGTAAAGCTACATTAAATAATGAAGTATTTAAAAAACTTTTAAATTCTATAAAAAACTCAAATGCTAAAGTAACTATACTAACTGCAAGAGCTGTAGGAAAACCAGTTACTCAGTTTCTTAAAGATCAAGGAATATGGGCTTATGTAGTTCCTTTAGGATTAAATAAAGAAAAAGGACAATCAGTAACAGGAGAAGATAAAGCTAATTGGATAGAAAATAGGATTAAAAAAACTACAAAAAAAGTCCTTTTTATAGATGATTCTCCTGAAAACAGAAAAGCAATATACACTTTAAGAGATAAATATCCAAATATAGAATTTAATGTAGAAACTCCTCCTGAAATAAATGAAGCAAAATATTATCTAGATAATAGTAATATCCAAGGAACCGGAGCGTTTGCTCAAGAAGATTATCCTGAAGGAACTGTAATAGATAAATTACATGATATTTTAGGACAAAACCAATATAATTTTTATGAATTAGGAAAAATGTACAATCATTCAGATACTCCTAATTGTAAAAATATAATGAAAGATAATACAAGATATTTAGTAACAATTCAACCTATAAAACAAGGAGAAGAACTAACAGCAGATTATAAACTACAACCTGATTTAGAACAACCTGAAATTCATTGGCAAGTATTAAATGAACTTGAAGATCATGAAATAAAATTTTTTGCTTTACATGCTGATCTTTTAAAACAACTAAATACACCTAATTTTAAATCAAAATATCAAGAATTATCTCAAGAATTAGAAGGTGAAAGATTAGAAGCTTTAAAATATTTTTATAATGAATATCTCTCAAAATTAGATGATAACTGTGGAATAGAAGAAACTAAATATGGGGGATATGATCTTCATTATCGATATAAAAAACAAATCCAATCGGATTATGGTCACCAACAATATAGAGATCTTCAACTTATGATATCTCAACAAAAAGATGAGGAGGTAGAAACGTGGTTAAAAACAAAAGGATATATGAACGAAAAAAAATTATTTTCAAAAAATTGGTGGTTAAATATTCTAACAGAAGGAGGAGCAGCAGGACACATGGCTCACCCCTTTAATTTATCAAATGTTAATTCAGGTCAAGCTTTAAAAGATATATTTAGAAAAGCAGCAAATTCTCTTGATAAAACCCCAGGTTCAGTAAAAATAGATGGTGTTAATTCTTCTATTCGTTTAGTAAAACTAGATGGTGTAAGACAGTTTGTAATGGATAGAGGATCTAAAAAACCATTAGATATAAAAGGCATTACTAAAGATGATTTATTAAATAGATTTGGTCAAGGTCATGGAATGGTTAAAGTAGGGGGAGAAGTATTAGATATGTTTAATGAAGCATTACCAAAAATTGAAGGAGATCTTAAAAGATTAGGAGCTTGGGAAAACCCAAATATATTATTTAATATGGAATATGTTAGTGGTAAAACTAATGTACAAGAATATGGTTCAAATTTTATAGCTATTCATGGTTTAAATAAAATAGAAGATAAAGAAGTACAAGGTAAAAGAGGAATGTTAACTAAACGAATTTCATCTGAAATATCTTATGATAATAATGCTCTTCAATCATTATTAGATAATTTAAAATCAATAGCTAAAAAAAGGGGATATGAAGTTTATGGCTCAGTACCAACAAAAATGAAGAAAAAACCTAATTTCTCTTCAGCATTATCTAAAAGATATACTATTGAAGCAGGAGAAAATACACAAACAAAATCATTAGATGAACTACTAAATGAATTAGGTAACATCCCTGAAAAAGATTTTATATTTATAAACGTTAATGGTACTAGAAAAAAAGTTGGAGCTGTTTCAAAACAGATTTATATTGCTATCCTTAATGGAGAAAATATAGATGATTTATTTGAAACAACTGAAGATAAACAAAAAGCTATCGAAGGATTTACAACTTATCTGGCAACTGAAAAATTAGGAGACGAAATACTTAAAGTATTAGATTCACCTATGGG